CTGCGGTAGTGACGGTAACGTGGTTAGAACCTAAAGCCATTTAAATACTCCTATTATTTCAAAATCAATGTTATTTAACACGACCTTCTGCGTATGCTGCCATAATTTCAGGTTGTAAGGCCTCATAACGTGAAGGATCAGTCATTTTAAGACGGATAAGATCCGCACGACGATAAATTTTCTTGGAAACCTCTCCAGAGCCACCAATATCGACAGCAGCGGCCTTCATGGCTTGTGCTTTCTGTTGTTTACCAGCTTCTTGGACAGCAGAAGTCTCTTTTTGAGCCTTAATCTGCCTCAGTTCCTTGTATGTGCTTAAAAGTTCATCCGCTGCTTCAAAGTCAAACTCAGCATCTGCCTTAGCATAAAGACTTAAACGAACTTTACTGCCTTTAACCCACTCTTGGAAGCCCTCGTCATTAGCGATTTGACCAAAATCAGGGTGTTTGGAAGCAAGCTGTTGCGCTGTCTTCATGCGTTTGAGCTCTAATGCTACTTGTTTAGCTTCTTGAACAGCAGGATCGCTTTCAATAGCTTTCTTTACAGCTACTTGAGGATTCTCAAAGAAATCAACTTCGGGCGCATTCTGTTCAATCTCAGGCGCTGCACTACTAGAGAGTTGCCGTTTGAGTAATTCATCAGCTAACTTACGTACCTCGCTGACTTCTTGTGCCTGTCTGCCAATCAACTTTTCAGCTTCTTGGTGCATCTTAATGATGTCTTCAACAGACTTATTCTTATATTTGCTAGGTAAGTTATCTTCTTGAGGCTCTGAAGGTTGTTCAGCTTCGATCTGCTGAGTCTTATCTTCCTCTTGAATTTCGTTAAACTGTTCTTCTTCGTTATCAAACGATTCTTGTTCAATCAATGCCATGTAATTGTTCTCCTGTCTCACTCTTGAGATTATAGGACTATAAAATGCGGACAAATTAGCTGTTAGCTTTACGCTCTTGTGCTAATTTTTCAGCCCTCTTTCGGCTCCATGCGTCATACGCAGTAGGATAGTCGCCGGAGCAACCATCTAACTTCATATTAGGCGCGGAAACCACACGATAAGCATCAGAACTACAGTGCGGACATTTATGTTCCCTGACGCTATCATCTACAAATGCTTCAAACCTGTGATTCTCTGTGCAAACGAATTCAAACATGCGCCTCATTGCGTTTCATCCTTGAGTTGTTCGTACACTTCTTCACAAGTTTTAGCACGATTTAAAAGCAAGTCAATAATATCAATCTGTCCTTGACGGAAATGTAATTGTTGAGCATCTTCGACAGTACGGATATTTGCGACTTGTTCTTTTAACTTTTCTAAATCCTCCATCAGATACTTCCAGCCATCACTGGCAAACATATCAAAGGAGGATTCGTAATACTGAATCAAGGATTGTTCCATTAAGGAGTCCTTTCTTTAAGGTTTATTGTGTTTGTGTTCGACTAGCCATCTGAGCCATAGCGATACGCTCGTTGCTATCAATGTCTTTTTCTTTGAGCATGATTTCAGCTAACCGAACTCGACGTTCAAAGTCAGCAGACTCATTGTTCTCATTGAGGTTGTTAGACAGAGCAGCAATCACGCGAGCACGGGCTTCTTCAGGTGCAATCTGAGCCTCCACCATAGCCTTTTGAGCTTCTGCTTGAGCTTTCTGAGCCTTAGCTTGTGTCTCTTGAATCTGAGCTTCAGCAGCAGCCATTTGCATAGCTTGTTGTTGCTGAGCAGCTTGTTGAGCTTCAGGAGAAGGCTGACTCATTTGTTCCAGAGTAGCGATCAATTCTTGTCGATTGGTCAGAGAGCTGTTCTGCAGGATACCTTTAAGGATCAACGGAAGCACAGGAGTGTCCGGACCTAAGGTTTGCAGAAGGGCGATAAACTGTTGCTGTTCAAACTCACGAGCTAAAATACCCAAGGTAGCTGTAGGAATGAATTTAACATCCACAGAAGGGTAGCGTTCAGGATCGAACTGCATATAACGCCATGCAGCTTTATTGATGAACGGGATCAGGAAGTCTTCTTGGAAGTTCGTCAAGGTACGTTTGTACTTCTTGATGATACCTGCCATAGCCATCGACATACCACCTGCGCCAGCATCACGAGGAACATTAGAGGGCATACCTGCCGAATCCACAGTACCTGTTGCCTGCAGCAATAAACGTTCAAAGTTCTGAGCAGTCTGAATATTTGTCTGATCCGTAGCACCGAACTTGAACGGCATCATAATCTGGTTAGGATCACCGTTGGTCAGGAATGCTTTACCGGGCTTGATCTCAAACTTAGCACCACGAGGCAGTCGGGTAGCGTCCATAGCAATCATAGGGGCCGTTGTCAGAGCAACAGAGTCCATGTGAGCACGGAGCTGACCATCAATGGCCTTCTGCATGTTGTAGGCCTTTTCAGCCGTACCGCGACCCCAGAAACGACCGGGGACGGTATCATCCTGATAAGCCATCACAGGTCGATCCTTCATCATGTAAGGATTCTCTTCAGCTTTGAGAATCTTGTTGCCATTAGCAATCACGACAATGGCTTCTACCAGTTCGTCATATTCGTCGGCTAAAGAGTCTTCAGGGAAGAGATCAACTTCTTCCTCGTCTTCCATCTCCTCAAGATACTCTTTAGGTACCAGACCGTAGTAAGTCATCAGACGTACACGACCATCTTGGAAGGAAATAACCTCTTCTGTAGGCTCAAGATCATCGTCAGGAGCATCCAAACCTAAGTCAATCTTGCGATAGATACCTTTTTCCATGCCTTCCACGACTTTATGGACAGACACGAACTTTTCAACTGCACAGCCCATAGAATCGTCTAAAGACGTAGCATTAGGATCAATCAGGAAGTTCTTAGGATTGACAGGGATCAGCTTGACAGAGACACGATCTTTCTCTTCTACGCCAATGGCTGCAATGCCCATTTCACCGGGAATAGCCTGCGTAGCTGGAGCGTATTCTTTCTCCATCTTGACAACGATCTCACCGATACCGGTACCGTAGATCTCAGCCATCAACTCAATCTGGTCAACAGCTTTCTTGATCTTGTCACGGCTAAAATCTTCCATCAACTGAGCTTTAAGTTGCTCAATATCCAGAGGATTACCGTTTACATCACGGATGTCATCTTCAATGTCAAACCACTCACCTTGGCCGAAGATAGCTTCCATGATCTCAGCATGGCGAGTCTCAATGGCCTGCTGCGTGGCAGGGGAGATAATTCGGCTACGCTCAGAGTCACGAGTACGGTCTTCAGCAGCCCACTGACCACGGAAGATACGCTCATATTCAAGCCATTTATCTAAATAGTTCTGGTCACGGTAGTCGCGCCAACGATCTGTATGAGAAACAACCCACTGAGCTAACTCTAAGTCATTCTCTGTAGGTTCCTCAAACTGACCTGAGATTTCATTTTCTTCAGACATTCTTAATATCCTGAAATAGTGTCAAAAACCTCATAGTCCTCTTCCTCATAGTCAGGAAGGAACGCAGAGATAGCTAATTGTTCTACGTAAGCCAGAGCATCTACCAAGTCATCATGGACGCCTTTGGTAGGGAACATCACGAGCTGGTCCTTAAACTCTTCAAAGTCTTCATCTTCGTTCAAGATGATATGACCATGCTCAAACCTACCTTGCAGTGCCCAGACAACACGATCAGTTTTCTTCTTGTTACCGTGAGTCAATGTCTGGATATGAGCAAAGGTATTGTATTGACGCATCATGTCCTGTAAGACACCCATAACAGCATTCATAGCTGTACCACGCTCAATACCAATCTGAGTAGGCTGATATTCCTTGATGTTCTTCAAGATCCTCATGCAGGTGTCTTTAATGTCCCACCGCCCATGCTCAATCTTCTCTACATACCATTTATTGTCATTACCGATCTTGACCACAGCCATAGCTGTTTCGTCTAGTCTTTTCTTGTTCTGAGATCCATCAGAGATGTTCTCAAAGCCTGCCAAGTCGATAGCAATGACATAAGTACCATCATCAGGCACAGGGCCTTCCTTGATCCACTCAGCTTTGAAGATATCAGCACCTGCTGTATCAAAACTAGACAAATATTCCTGCTTGAAAGCAAAGGAACTTAGAGTGCGCTTAGCAGCCTCAATTTCCTTCGGATCAATCGTCTCATTATCTGCCGTGGTTTTGTGCCAACTCTTCCATTCGTGATCTTCACCACTTTGTCCAAGCTTAAAAGTATCATAAAACCAGTTACGACCACTAGGGGTAGAAATAAAGAGCGCACGGCCTTTCTTATCTGACAAAGCAGCACGTAAGATTTTTTCCCATACATCCTGCTTAATGAACGCACATTCGTCCAGAACAAGATAAGTAAGAGAGACACCACGAAGACTATCAGGGTTATCAGCACCACGTACAAGGATCTTCCTCCCATTAATGAGGGTAATCTCTAAGTTGTTCACATGGGAAGACTTGATAACAGGCCTGCCTAAGTCGTGTAACAAGTCCCAAATGATTGACCGGGCTTGGCCTAGAGTAGGCGCTACGTACATGACGCTAGAACCTTCAGGACAGTTTAAAGCCTCAATGAGCAAGGTAACAGCAGACAATCTGGACTTACCACATCTACGCCCTGCAGCTACAACTTTAAAGCGGGTAGTGTCTTTGAAAACTTCTTGTTGCCACTTAAGTAACTGAAAGTTAAGTTCACTCATTGTCTATGTCCTTAATCTGTACATCAGATACGTCATAGACCTGTTCCACAGTGTCCACAGACGGGCTAGACAATCCAGTAATGTTGATGGAGATCTGTGGCGCTCCTCCGCCTGACTTAGCAGCTTCAAAGGCAGAAACAGGAGCAATACGATCTACGATGAGTTTCCACGCCGCTGCTTGGTTCTTGTGTTCGTCGTTTAAGGCAGCATCAAAGATAGCTTCCAAGACCTTGGCTGACTTAGGACTATTGAGCATCCTAAGCTTGTACTCATTGATAATGGCTGCTTCACCCTTGGGACGACCTACAGACCTGCTTTCCTTGATCTCAGCTATGTCAGACTTAGGTGGTCTCCCCTTCTTATTCCCTGTCGGCTTGGTCATTACTATAGCCTTTCAGGTACTTCTTGTTGTATTCCTTTTTACAGGACTTACACCAAGTAGAGTAGCCGGTGAATGTTTTCTTATCTACGTTAAAGTCAGACAAAGACTTCTCTTCGTTACAAGCAGTACAAAGCTTATGTCCTTTAGCCATCGCTTCTTTAATTTTAGCTTTAGCTTCTCTAGATGCTTTCTGACGTTCCTTTAAAGCTTTATAAGCTTCAGAAGCATGTTTGTACCTCTTCTTGGAATCTTGCATCTGGAAATCTGTCCATGTATACAGCATAGTCTTTATCCTTTCACTGGAGACTGCGTAGTCTATTAAATTAACTTTAACGTACAGGAATCTAAGATAAATATATACTTAAAGTAAATACTTGTCTTAGTTCCCTTACAGGTGTACGTAATCCTGTCTTAGGTGCCTTAGAAGTGGGCCAGTCTTCCTTGACACTTTAGAGTCTTTATCTTGAGTTCCTGATCTGTTTTACCAGATGTATATAATGTTATCACATTTTTTACTTCATGTCAAGTCTTTTCTACAACTTTCTTCAAATATTTCTTAGCTAGTGCGTTTTTTATCTTTAAAGTAATACTTCATAGTTCCCCTTTCAGGGTGTACGCTTTCCTCCAAAGCTACTTTTAAGAATTCCTTTATAGATCATACACTTATTCTTAGTCTTTGTCAAGTACTTTTTAGTCTTATTTTTACTTTTTTGTGTGCTTAAGAGGCTCCTGCAAAAGTAAACATAACTCAAGAGCCCCTCCCCCCATGTCAATGTACTAACTAGTTAGTTACCTTACAAGATCCTTACGCTTGCAAGCAAGCTGACAAGTCTATGTCTCTGAAGTTATCCACAGGTTATCCACAGGCAAGGTACTTACAAGTTACTTACAAGATACTTAAGTGAAACTTACAGGTGTGAGGGATGGTGTAGGTGCCTATACAGATATCCAGTGCTGTCAATCTATACAGTACCGTCTATCCATACATGAGGGTAAACCCTATACTGTACACCTATACAGTCTACCTGTTGCGTGCTTAAATTATAGGCAGTTTTCTTACAATTGTAACAAAGTGTAAAAGTTCACGAAAAACTATTGACAAGGAAAAAAACGGTGTTATAGTTCAGTCATGGATAGCGCAGTGCTAACCAGTAACCAAGGAAAGACCATGAACAAGCGTGAAACCAAACAAGCAGCTCAAATTATCCAGTACGGGCAGGCGCTGGGTGTTGACTATATCGCCAGGGGATTGTCTGCTTTGCACCGCGCAGCACTGACACAAAAAAGCAAGGACGCTATTCTGGCCCTTGGACTTGCTTATGGTGCCGTAAGCAGCAAAGACTGGATTGTAGGGTAAACACCTATTGTGGGGGCCTAAAAAGCCCATACGATTGTGTAACAACCTGACAATGACATCATCGTCAACACAAACAAGGAAACCACCATGTACACACCACCGACAATACTTGCAAGTCGTGAGCGCAAGATCGACCGCATGATTATCGAAACAGGGTGCAGCCGTGACGAGACTATCGCATACCTGTACGCTGAAGAATGGTTTGTCCCTGATGCTATACTGTCCTACACCATTGATCAACAACTGAAACAGGAAGCCTAAAATGTCCGATACAGTCGCCGCAATCCTCTGCTGCCTTGTCTTTGCCCTATGGGGTGTCTTACTTGCCTTGGGCGTTTAACACTGGAGTCTGAACCATGAAATACGATGCTTTTAAAATTGCCGATGAACTGAACGCTACTGCATTGGGCGAGACCTATTATGGCAATGCCTTATATGTTGCCCGTGATATGCCTTGCGTTACTAGAAACGATGTTCTATGCCTCAATAAGTGGCTGAACGGTACAAATACTGTGTCTGATGGATGGCGGTTACAGGAAATTTCCAATTACATTAGAGAATGGGCCATTAAGTCTCAGAAGTGACACTATACCGTGCAGGGTTCTAGTGTAGAATCCTGTGCAGTGCAGTGACAGACTAGATCACGTACTCTGTGCAGGCAGTTCCTGTATCACTCTTGGAGTCTATCCATCATGGCTATCGTTCAAACACTCAATGTCTATCAATTCCGCGAGGCTTTCCGCGCTTATGGCCGTAACGATCAATTCTCATATAAAGGCCTCGAATGTCTGTTTGACTATCTCGAACAGTACAGCGAAGACACTGGCGAACCCTTCGAGCTGGACGTTGTAGCATTGTGCTGTGACTATTACGAAGACACCGCCGAAGCTATCGCCAACAACTACAGCATTGGTATTGAAGGCATGGACGATGATGAGATTGTCGATGCTGTCCGCGAATACTTGGAAGAAAACACAACCATCGTTGGTGAACATTCTGACAATGTGTTTGTCTATCAAGCCTTTTGAGGAGCCTTTATCATGTACCAAGTACAATTCATCACCAGTGGCATAGTAGCCTTCTCAAGCCACGATAGAGGCCTCTGCACATACTTCATCGAGTGCAACAACTATGCGCCTGATGTCCCTGAAGTTGATTCTGAGACAGGCGAGCTGACTGGAAAGTGGCTCAGAGGCGATTGTCTCAATCTGTTCAAACTTGTTAAATCGAAGGAGCATTGCAATGTCTAAACTGACCGTCAAATCCTACAAAGAATTCTACATTGTGAAATATAGTGGAAAACCTACATACGATGTGGTCAATCCGCACAATGGAAAGCTTCGCGTTGTTAAGCCTGAACAAGCCGCTAAATGGCGTATCACAAGAGCGATCAATCTGGCGGATAAGGTCAGGAAACTGGTATAATGTAGGTTATACGAAAGAATAAGACTATGGAAACCACCAAAACAAGTGAATTGTCTGGAGCCGCCCTTGATTGGGCGGTGGCAAAGTGCGACGGGAAGACGCACGGGTACGCTCACCACCTGCTGAGCTACGAAGACCTTGAACCACTCATCGCCGCAATGCGCTGTTATGTTGCATCAAAGCTAGGGGATACCGTGGAAGTGCCGGAGGAACTGCTATGAAAGATCACCAACTATGGATTGATACGCTCAATCTAAACATCCAAGCTGGAAAGACCCTGCAAGAGGCTCTGTTGTGCGCTGATGCGCTATCAGCGAGAGAGTTCTCGAGCAAAGCTCTGCGAGGTTGGCCGTTTAAGTACGTCAACGGAGAACAAACCGAGGAATCTAAGACGCTAGAGGCACAACCACAGCCTAGACCGTTGACAGCTTATGAATCTGTTATGTCTGAACCTGATACTGAGGAGTCACCACTGTGAAAGCAACTAAAATAAAACCAAAGATTAGCGAAGTGCTACACCTTGCCGCTGACGAATACCTAGCGGCAAACGCTCACGACCACTACCACAAAAACAAGGCCAGATTCTCTTGTGGTGCTGTTCTAGACGCTTTAAATTCAACTCGAAACTTCAAAGACTTAAGTTTTTCTGACATCATCACAGGACTTCGCAAGATGGGTTGCGATACTATGTCACTTGGGCTATTTGTAAAGTATGGTGATGCACGTCTCGGACAAGTCGGAGTCAATGAAAATGTCCAAGGTATGCGCTATTTCTGGCTCAAGTGGGCGGCACTCATGGCAGAGGAACAAGGACAATAACATGAAATCAGCTGTATATACCATTGAAGACGAATACTTAGGTATTCCATTGACTATTGAAGGTGAAGTGATAACCTTTGCAGACGAGAATTGTCCAGATGTTATTATCAATGAAATTTCATATGGTGATAAGACATTGGAACTATGGCCGTTCAGTGATAGATTCATTGAATACCTGAAAGACAGGATTTATCAAACTTGGGTGAATGAGGCGTAGAGCGCCGGGGAGAAATGACCATGCGTGAACAACTTAAAATCACTGGTTTACTGGCTTTTGTGGTGATTCTGTACATCATCGGAGGCTGGCTAGATGCTTGAAAAACTTGTTCGAGGTATTCTTGAGCTGTTTCTACCTAAAAATTAGAGTCTAAACTCTAAAATAGTTGTTGCATTTTAGTGCGTCATATGATACAATATATGTAACGCTATGAAAGGAGAAAACATGCGTAAAGAAATCGACCGTTTTATGGAAAAAGTCTCAAAAGGTCAGGACGAACTGAACGATTGTTGGGAATGGACTGCGGCAAAGTATCGAGGAGGCTACGGACACTTCCGAAGGCTGGTAGACGAACAATGGAAGATGGTAAAGGCCCACCGATACGCCTACGAGGCCTTTAAAGGGCCTTTAAAGCCGACTTTGCAGGTATGCCATACATGCGACAACCCTTCATGTGTAAACCCTGCTCATTTGTTCGCTGGGACAGCTAAAGAAAATTCAGACGACAAGATCAAGAAGGGACGTTTTAGACCGGGACGAAATCACAATCACAAGTGGCTCACCCAAGAAATCGTAGACAACATGCGACAGGACTACGAAAACGGGATGACTCAAATTGAAATTGTAAATAAATATGGTTACAGTCGTGCACAAGTGTGCCGTGTAGTTAACCGTCAAATTTGGAAATAAGAAAGCGAGGCACCTAAAATTCGTTGTACGTGCTGTAATAAACGACTGTCTGACTATGAGACAACCCTCAAACACGCTGTAACAGGTGAGTACTTGGACACTTGTCTGGATTGTCTGAGTGACATTGCTCACGATGTACCACTGCCAGTGAAGGCCAGAAAAGACCTTATTGCTGACATGGACATTCACGAAGAAGTTGACGAACTGACAGAACAGGAGTATAATAAATACTCTAGAGACACTGAAGAAGACTAAGAAGACACCTAAGACATAGAAGTAAATAATATTATAAGTTAATATATAAATATGTTACTTATATGTTGTTTAAGTTAATGTCTTAGGTACTGTAAAGTATCCTTTAAAGGATAGGGTACCACATTTCTATCTGTTTGTCTATTAGGGTTTACCCTAAGAAGGAGTATATGATGGCTGAAGAAGATATGCGCGAAGCGTACTATCATTGGGTTTTGTCTGATGTTTGTGACATGATCCGTCTGTATGGTTATACTAAAGTATTAACAGACATAGACAAAGCATTACGCACAGACGACCTTGAAGTCGAACTACAAAGTAACTTTAAGGACGATGAACTGTGATTGTGTCTGTTATCCTTGGTGTCTTGACATTGGTTAAAATCTCTATGAGGTGATGCTATGTTGTCTTTGAACATGAACATTGAAAACACAGCCGTGACTGTCTTGTTTGACTGGTATGGCGAAGAGCCTGACTGGGAAGGCATGGAAGTCATAGCGTTGCTTCCTACACCAGATCCCAGCCTTGCAAAGTATTGGGTTACAATCAATGATGTCTTGAGCGATGAACAATGGCGACACATTGAGATGGAAATCTATCGCAATGAAGATGAACTTAAAAGACAGGTGAAAGAGAATGACTACTAAGGATGAGGTACGTAGTACCGTAGAAGCTCTTAAGCTGGCGCTAACGCTGGCGCTGGAGGCGTTGGAAGAAACGCGCAACGCGCTGGCGTGGTTTTACGACAGCTATCCACAAGACGTTACGCAAAAAGGAAACGATTTACTTCCTCATGTAGAGACTGTTCTCACCGCCATCCGCCAAGCTTTAGCGAACAAAAGCAAAGCACTGGCCGACAGCGCACTGGAGCGCATAGCAGAGAACGAGCGAGAGCTTGGGCTGGACTACATGGATCCAGCAGAAATCCCGCAATCAATCATATGCCCGTTCTGCGAAAGCCAGCATGTACCGGGATGGCTGCACGACTACAACATGGATCGCATGAAAAAGCCCGCACCGCCACATGAATGCAAGACAGACGCAGAGAAAACAGCGTTTGCGTTTGGTTGGTGGAAAGCGTTGGAAGAAAACCGGAAGCAGTCAGCACAGCCAAGCCAGCGAAGCGTAAAGCCGTGGGTGCATGCCACTACGTGGCGGGGGCTGACGGATGAGGCGGTTTGGAGCCTCTACAAAAACCTGTGGATGTTTCATCCTGCTGAAGAACCCAGATTGGCAGGCGACATCCTGAAGTTTGCCCGCGCCATCGAAGCCAAGCTAAAGGAAAAGAATGGGTTCTAACTTTTTGAAGCATATCCCTTGTGAGCACTGTGGAAGCACTGACGGGAACTCACTGTACGATGACGGTCATACGCACTGCTTTGTCTGTGGTAAGACAGAGTTTGAACACCAGATTGAAGAAAGATTAGTTATGAGGGACGCAGTAGCGCCTACAAAGAAGGTCGAGATTCGGGGACAGATTAAAAGTATCCCTGATCGTGGAATCACTCAGCAAACTTGTGAGAAATTTGGAGTAACTCAGGATGAAGGAAAACATTATTACCCTTACCATGACTCAGAAGGCATTCTGGTCGCTACGAAAACAAGATCCGTTGAAAGCAAGTCTTTTGCAATTAGTGGAGACTTTAGTAGAGCAAGGCTATTCGGTCAGAGTCTCTTTCATGGATCTGGAAAGTACGTCACAATCTACGAAGGAGAACTCGATGCCCTTGCCGGGTTTCAACTCACGGGAAGTCAATGGCCTAGTGTCAGTATCAGAAACGGAGCACAAGCAGCTCTGAAGGACTGCAAAGCACAATACGAATGGCTCAATAGCTTTGATAACATCGTTATCTGCTTTGATGCCGATGAACCCGGCCAGAAAGCAGCTAAAGAGGTAGCAGAACTGTTTGGTCAGAAAGCCAAGATTGTCAAGCACAAGAGTGGCTACAAGGATGCTTGTGAGTATCTGCAGGCGGGAGCTACGAAAGAGTTTGTAAATTCTTGGTGGGCAGCAGAGCAATATCGACCTGACGGTATTGTGTCTGTGCACGACATTAAAGAAAGGATGCTTAAGCCGCCAGAGCCAGGACTGCCTTGGGCTTTTGATACACTGACAAAGTTGACCTATGGCCGTAGGAAGGGAGAATTATACGCTTTCGGTGCTGGTGTTGGTATTGGTAAAACTGATGTATTTACACAACAGATTGCTTTTGATATTACCGAACTTAACGAAAAAGTGGGAGTGATTTATCTTGAGCAAAATGTTGTGGAAACTGCACAGCGAGTAGCGGGTAAGATTGATCGAAAACTGTATCATGTTCCTGACGCTGCTTGGACACGAGAAGAGTATCTGGACAGCGTTGAACGACTGGATGCACGAGATCAACTGATGATGATGGAACACTTCGGTGCAATGGACTGGCAATCTGTTAAGAGGGTTATCAAATACTTTGCAAAGGTGTATGACATCAAGATCATTTATCTCGATCATTTGACAGCCCTCAGCGCAAACGAACAGGATGAACGACGAGCGCTTGATGGTATCATGGCAGATATGGCTTCTTTGGCACAGTCTGACGGGCTAATTATTCATTTCATTAGTCACTTGACTACACCAGATGGTAAACCACATGAGGAAGGCGGAAGAGTGATGGAAAAGCACTTTACTGGAAGTCGAGCAATCGCACGGTGGGCGCACTATATGTTTGGCTTAGAACGGGATAAACAGGCAGAAGATCCTATGCTTCGGCAAACAACTACTTTCCGTGTGTTGAAAGATCGTTTTACTGGTCGAGCAACCGCAGAAAAATTTGGCTTGTATTACAACCGTGATTCTGGTATACTAACAGAGTGCAAACTAGACCATCTGGAGGAATTATGAAAGAGTTTAAGGAAATTTTTAAAAACAGGTTTGATGTAAGAGATAGCGGACTTTTCTATAAAGAAACAGGAAAGCGTGCAGGATGGCTTAATTCAAATGGATACGAAAGAGTAACTGTCAATGGAAAGAACTTCTATGTTCATCGTATTGTTTATTTTCTAAAGATAGGAAAAGAACCACAGTTTATTGACCATATCGACGGCGATAGACGTAATAACTCATTCAGTAATCTAAGAAGTTGCACAAGAGTTCAAAACAATCAAAACACAGCCGGTAAAACAAAATATAAAAATGTTACTTTTCATAAGAAAGCAAACAAATGGCAAGTGCGTTTGAAAGCAAACTACAAAGATCACTACATTGGTTTGTTTGAAGATTTTGAGCTTGCTTGTCTGGTAGCAGAAGAGGCCCGTAGGTTATTTCATGGAGAATTTGCCAGATGAAAATGAGTGACGGAGGTAAAGGTGATGCACCACGTAAGCAGCAGGATCAGAAGGCTTACGAGGAAGGATGGGATAGGATCTTCCGCCCAAAAGCTAAAGAGGAACCTATGAAGCAACATCAAGAGGATGACTGTAATGACTAAAGGAAATCACAATCTATATCAAAAGTGGCGTGAGGCAGAGGCTTATGCTGTTCCGATGACGCCTGAAGGTGTTGAAAGCTCACAACACAGGTGGCGGGGCTTTAACCAAGGATATAAACAAGCCATAAAAGACTGTGTTGCTTTGTTAATGATCCAGCACGAAGCAGCAAAAGGGCAACACAACTATTGGCATGTTGCCGCTAACTTGATTGAAGCAGAATATGGAGTTCATAGTGACGATTGAGCACCTGATCGTAGGAGCTACAGGTATTGGCTATCTCATTGTAGGTGTGCTACAATGGAGCAAAGGAGAGCTATCTAATGGAATGATCTGGACAGGCTATG